AATCAGACATTGATTCAAGAACATAAAGTGCTTCTTCAAAGGTTTCTGCATAACCTTCGTTGATTAAATCCTCAAGAATTATTCCAGCAAGAAGATCAAAATTTTCACCAAGTCTTGATGAAAGTCTTCTATTCTGTGCTGAAGTTTGAGTAGATCTCTGAGAAGATGTTAAAGTCTTTCCAGATTTTGTTTTTCCTACAGGAGGAAGTGCTCTACCTTGACTCCCCGAACGACCTATTGGTCCACCAGTTGATCTAATTCCAGCGGAAGATACACGTTCTTTTCTTCCTACACCTAGATTTGGGCGAATTGTGGAAATTCTTTCTTTAGCAGCATCTTTTATTTCCTTACCTTTTTTCTCGGTTTCTTTTGGTTCAATTTTTGATGCTGCTTTGCGAAGACCACCAGCAACGGCACTTCTACCAGATTTAACAGCACCTTTAATTCTTTCCTTTGCTGCAGCAAGTTTTCCAGTTACTTTTTTCTTAGCTGCACTAGCAGCACCTTTAGCAGATCTACCTGCTTCAGCAGCACCACCAGCAGCAGCAGATACTACACCAGCAGATTTTGTTTTTACCTTTTCTGCTGCTCTTTTTACAGAAGATTTGATTCTTTCTACTCTTTCTGCTCTTCTTGATGCTTTTCTTGCAGATTGCCTTTCTTTTGCTGCCATTACAGAACCTCTTCCTGAGGTAACTTTGGCAGAACCATATTTTACTGTTCTAGGTTCAACTCCTTCTCCACCTGAACCAGCACCAATAGTTACTTTTGCTTCCGAAATAATTTCATCAAATACTTCAAAACATTCAGAAATATCGGTTCCTTCTGAAATTATTTCTTCCATTACTTCATCAAGTTCATTATCACTCAACCCATCAATGAATTCAAATTCTTCATCAACAGAAAGAATATCTTCTCTAAGGTCTTCATTATAAACAGCAGCGTATGCTTCGTAAATGTTGAAAGAGGTCATTTTAATTTTAAAGTCTTACAATTTATATTTATTTATAAAAAAAGGGAGTTAGAAACTCCCAATACATTAAAGTTTAAATCCACTAAATGTATCTGTCTTAACATCCTGTTTGATTCCACCAATCAAATATGCTTCAACTTCCACTTCCTGAGGGGCCACCTGAAGACCTTTCGAATTCAACCAGTGAGAAGTCCAAGGAAGTGGGTTATTATTCGCAGGAATATCATAAACTGGTTTGAGGCCAATTGCTTTCATACGGCGATTTGCAATCCATTCAACATATCTCTGAAGAAGTTTATCATTAAGACCAATCATAGACCCATCTTTGAAAAGATAGTCTGCCCACTTCTTTTCTTCATTTACCGCACGATCAAACATCGCATAAACCCACTCCTCTTCTTCTTTTGCAATCTGTTGCATTTCAGGATCATCACCCTCTTTCCATTTGTTTAGAATGTTTTGTGTGAGTGCTAAATGTTGTGATTCATCTCTTGCGATGAGTGATATGATTTTCGCAGATCCTTCCATAAGTTTGAGTTCACCAAAGGCGAAACTGCAAGCAAAACTAACGTAGAAGCGAATACCTTCAAGAATATTAACGTTTGCGACTGCTCTGTAAAGTTTTCTTTTAACATCGTTGAGATTCTCCTTTGCGTAATTAACTCCTTCAAGTCTGTGCTTCCAAGATTCAGAAGTACCATAACTTTGTGCTGATTGAATAAATTCATCATAAGATTCAGTAATACTTGCGGCGCGTTCTAGAATACGCTCATCATGAATAATTGTATCAAAAATTTCGCAAGGATCTGAATAGATATTTTTGATAATATAAGTGTATGAGCGACTATGGATCATCTCCATAAATTCCCACACAGTCATACATGCCTCTAGTTCAGGAAGCGAACAATATGGTAAAAATGCCATACCGGGACCACGACCTTGAATAGAATCAAGCATAATCTGATACTTCAAATTAGAAGTAAAAATATGCTTCTGTTCTGAACGGAGAGTTTGATAATCTCCGCGATCTTTTTGAAGTGAGATTTCTTCGGGTCTCCAAAAATAACTTAATTGTTGTTGGGTTAATTTATCAAAAACTGGATACTTATATGAGTCATATCTTTGAACTCCTAGAGGAGCACCAAAAAACATTGGTTGCTTTTTAGTATCCACTTCTTTAGTATTAAAAACCGTCATTCCTTTAATGTTTTGCTCTTCTGGTGCCATAAAATTGTACTGCATACTTTTTCTTTAATTAATTTGAACTCAACTCACCCTAACATATTTAAGGTTTTTAATTGTTATGAAACTTAGATCGCACAACTTTCACACGCATCTTCATCAGAACTTATAATATCATTTAGAAGAGATTGAAGTTCTGGTTTTGATTCTTCAACTACCTCATCAGTCTTAATATCATAAGTGTTTTGATAGTAGGCGGTTTTATGTCCCAACTTAAAACAAGTGAGCATATCTTGTGCCATTACGCTAACAGGAACCTCATTATCGGCATAATTTTCTGGGTTATACGACCAGTTTCCAGAAATTGCTTGATCGAAGAACTTTTGCATAACAGCAACAATATTAATATAACCCCGATTGCTAGGCATATTCCAAAGAAGCGTATAATTATTTTTAAGTGATTGATACTGAGGTACAATTTGCTTAAGTGGTCCTTTCTTGGACTTTTTAATGGACAAGTATCCACGAGGTGGTTCAATTCCATTTGTTGCATTTGACACAACGGAACTGCTCTCAGAAGGCATCTGTGCGGACAGTGTTGAGTGCCGGAGACCGTGTTCCAGGATAGATGCCCTAAGACTTTCCCAATCATGTTGAAGTGGTGTGGATGAAATTTGATCTACGTCTTTTTTATATGTATCAATAGGAAGAATGCCATCAGCATACTTAGTACGACCAAAATATTCACAATGACCCTTCTCTTTAGCAATCTGATTGGATACTTTAAGAAGGTAATACTGGAAGGACTCAGAAAGACCGTGAACGGCATCCCACGCCTCTTGTGAGTCGTAGTTGAACCCAAGTTTAGCAAGGTAGTGCGCAAGACCAATATAACCTATTCCAAGAGATCTACGGCGCTTGGTAAAGTTTTCCGCTGCCTTGACAGGATAGTTTTGATAATCAATAAGTTCCTCTAAAGAACGAATAGAGAGATTGCAAAGTTCCTCAAGTTCCTCATCAGATTTTACTTTACCAACATTTATTGCAGATAGAATACAAGTGGCAATTTCTTGAGGTCCATCATCATCAATATGTTGGATTGGTGTTGTGGGTTCTGTAATTTCTTGACAAAGATTACTCATTGTAATTTGGTCCTTATAGGAACTATGTGAATTACAATGATCAATATTCATAATGTAGATACGACCAGTTTCAGCACGTTCTTTGAGGAGACTGAGAATGAGGTCTTGTGCCCGAATAGTTTTCTTTGGAATGGATGAATTATTCTCATATTCTACATAAAGAGAATCAAACTCAGGAAGACCAAAAGAATCATAAAGTCTAGGTACATCATGCGGAGAGAACAAAGTAATCTCACCATCTTGAATGAACCTTTCATAAAAGATTTTACTAAGTTGAATTGAATAATCAAGTTTGCGAACACGATTATCTTCAGTTCCCTTGTTATTTTTCAGTACAAGAATATCCCCTATTTCTTGGTGCCAGATTGGAAAATGAACCGTAGCAGATCCACCCCGGATTCCATTTTGGGTGCAGCATCGTACAGTGGATTCAAACTTTTTAAGGAAAGGAACAACACCAGTGTGCTGAACTTCTCCACCTCGGATTTTAGAGTTGATACCACGGATTCGGCCTGCGTTGATACCAATACCAGCCCTCTGTGAGATATACCTGCCAATAGCCATATCGCTGCTAAAGATGCTATCGAGGGTGTCATCAACATCAACCAAAACACAAGATGCAAATTGACGAAGTGGGGTTCTAACACCCGCCATGATTGGTGTGGGAATGTTGATTTTGTGTTTGGATATTGCGTCATAATACCTCTTGACGTAAGACATTCTAGTTTCTTTCGGATACTCTGCAAAGATAGTCAGAGCAATCATTATATACATGAATTGTGGTGTTTCATATACTCCACCACTACTACGATCTTGAACCAAATACTTATCAACTACTTGACGAAGACCTGCATAAGTGAACAGGTAGTCTCGGTCGTGATCAATATAAGAATCCGCACGTTCAATTTCTTCTTTGGAGTATTTGTTGAAAATATCCTTATCATAAACTTCATGATTAACACACTGGTAAATGTGTTGCTCAAGATTAGGAAGTTCCTTCATCTTCCCATAAAGTTGCTTGCGAACAGAAAATAAAAGAAGTCGGGCGGCAACAAATTGATAGTTTGGATGATCCAAATCAATAAGATCACTTGCACTGCGAATAAGAATTTCTTGTATTTCTTGAGTGGAGATTCCACTATAGAATTGAATACCAGAGGTCATCTCAACTTGACTCGCAGAGACACCTGCAAGACCCTTACATGCCTCTTCAACCATCAAGTGCATCTTATCTAGGTCAAGAGATTCAATTAAACCATTTCTCTTGACTACGTTTGTTCCATTGCTCATATTTTCTTCCAGGTAGTGAATTTAAGTTTTGCTTCTAAACCAGAGTAAGTATTTGATTCTATCACAGACTGAACATTAAGTCCAGATAAAACCATATCGTTAATGTCCTTACATTTAATTGTTTCGGGCCAAATTACGACTCTCTCTTCATTATCAATACATTTTGCGATTCGTTTGTGAATCTCGGCATTACGAGGTTCGTTATCGTATATCCAAACACGATTGTGAATATTCCACTTATCAAGATCACCATCAGCTCCACATAAAGCAATTGAATTGAGAATGAATGTGGAATCAAATGGACCTTCCACGATGTAGACAGTTTTGTTTTTTTGGACTTCATCGAGACCATAGATTTTTGGTGCGTCATCATCAAACATTATAGTAATATATTTAATAGACTTTAAATTTAAAGATCTTCCTTGAAGTCCCACAAACTTATTATTATAAAGTAGTGGGATTACTATTCTTGGTTCTTCATACTTTAAATCTGAAAATGTGTGTTGTATTGAGTTGACCCAGGATTTAAATTTTTCACTGTAATAAAATTTATTAGGATTTAATTTTCTACTTTCCAAATATTTTTTTGCTTCCTCATTTTCTGTTGCTTTCGGAAGATTCAATTTAATTTGAAACTTCGGTTTTTCAAAGTGAAACTTGGGTTCTTCAACTACAAAATTCTTCCCAGTAGTTCCAGTTTTAAATTTCTCAATAGAAAATTGCCGATATAAAATTGGGTCAATTTGTTTTAAAAAATTATTAAAAGATATGTTTACACCACAATTATGACACTTAAAATTAGTGTTATTTTTTACATCATAAAAATATCCTCTTGCTTTTGATTTATTTTTTTGGGAGTCTCCACAAATAGGACAACGGCAATTATAAAGTCCCGGTTTAATCTTTTTAAATTTTTCTAAACGAAGAGATAAAAGATTGATAAACTTATCCTCAATCAAATTCATAACTAGTTCTTAATATTCTCCTGTATTATAACAGGTGCTGGTTCTGGAGTCAAGAATTTTCCAACAAGAGAAGAATGATTAATTAAAAATGAGAGTGTAGCAATTGCTCCTACGCCAACCCAAATACGCTTTTCTATTTCTTGTATTCTAGACAATACCTTGTTATGATCGCCGTCCATTTTATCACGGAGTTTGTCAATTTTTGCAAATAGTATCTCGTCCGTAGTTTCTTGTTTTGCAATTTTTTGCTCATGGACGGCAAGCATTTTTCCTACGTTAATGTTTACTTCACTTAATTTTTCAATAGCATCATCAATTTTTAATACTATATCTTTAAGATCTACCAATTTTTGTTCCAACACGGCGATCTTTACGGATTCTTCGGACATGACGTTGCTTTGGGTAAGTGTTTAGTATCCTGTAACTCACCTTAGCATAGAATAAACTTCTATTAATTATATTTATCTTTCAAGTAATCCCAAAGATTTCATCCAATTTTTATATTTTTTTGCTACAGATCTGCCATCAATTTTTCCACCTATTCTTTTTCTAAATCCAATTACGGGATCAAATCCTGCAGTTGGACCTTGAGAAGAAGAAGATCCACTAAATCCTCCATTTCCAGAAGACATTGTTGGCGCTTCCTCTTTAAGATTTCTAAAATATTGTATAACCCTATCAATCTTATTCATCTTTAATGTAAATTTTTTGAAGTTGCTCTAAACAATTTAAATCTACTTGAATATCATTAAGATAAGACTTTGGAAACTCAGGTAAACGATTTAAAAACATTATAAAAGTTTTTACTTGAGACCACATTTCTCTTTCCAATTTAAAAAATAACATAGGAGTAGTTGCCTCACCAAATATATTATACAAAACAATAAAGTGATTAATTAACAGGTGAGTTTTTAATTCACCTGTTTTTTTATACCTTTTTAAAAGTCTTTTAATATATTTGAAATGATTTAAGTCTTTATCAAAATCTTCTTTAGCGACTGCTTGAGGATTTTCATAATTCTTAATAGCAAATAATAAAAAGTTGTCTTCATTTAGTTCATTGAATATCATATATTATCAAACATAGTCAAGAATTACACCATTGGAGAATACAGTTGCTACGCCAGTTGTAGATACTCCAACACGGTAGTAGAAACCATCTGGTCTATTTGCGCCAACTGTTGTGCTTCCAATTCCCAAGGTAGTTCCAGTCGTTCCAGTATAAACGATATTATTAAGAGGACTGGTAATTGCAGTATATGCAACACCCGCATTGGATGAATACTGCCATTGATAAGCAAGAGTAGCATCTGGTGTTGCTGATGCAACAACTGAGAATGATTGTGTAGAAGTTGTAGCAACGCCAACCAAACTTACCGGTTGAGTAGTAATAGTAATATAACGATCTGGGAATATAGAATCATCAAGAGCATCTCCAGCAGCAGTAAATGTCGCTTGCCCTAGAGTTGTAATTCCTGACATTGCTACAAGAGTTTCTGATTTAACTCTTAGATTACCATGCATATCAATATAAGTATGAATACCAACCCATCCCGCATGGAATCCACCGTATTGTGTAGCAAGACCACTATTACCAGGTGTCAGTGATGCCATTTCATAGATGTCAACACCATAAATGTTATGAGTTGGAACCGTTGAAGTTAGACCAACAACATTTGAAGAGTAGTTTGAATCTTCAAGAGTATATACTGGTCTCTCAGAAAGTGTATAAGCAACTCCAGAAATAACAGCACCACTTAAATATTGCGTTGTAGCAATTGAAATAAGTGTATCAGAAGTAATTCCAGAAATTACTGCTGAACCAAAAGTTCCACCTGCTCCAATAGTAATTACATCACCAGTAGAAATTCCAACAGCAGTAAATGATGTACCAGATCCAATAACTTGTTTTGTTGAGTAGTTTACTGTTACAATTCCTACCGAATAAAGACTATCTGCAGTTCCCCAGAGTGCCATTCTTTTTACCTTTTACTATTTTTTTTGCTATGAGTATTTATAAAAAAAGAGAAGTTCTCACTTCTCCTTTGTTTTATCTTTTTTGACTAATGATATTAAAATATTTTTAATTAATCTATGAACACTATTTGCCTTCACACTTGGAATTTCATCTAGTGCTTCGGACAATCCTAATAATAAAGCCAGAATAAGAGCAATTCCCCAGTTAAGAAGAAAACACTCCAACATCACTCTGGGCAGTTATTGAGAAGTTTTGTTTTCACTAAGTTCACCGCAACATCATCAATATCATTATCGGTACTTTTTGCATACTTTTCAAGAAGACGTACTACGAATCTTTTAACTTCGCAACTCTCCCAGAACATTTCGACAAGATTTTCACCGAGTTTAATTAATACATTGAATTTCATTGTTTTCTCCCGAATGAATTTGTTTGAGATTTTGTATCCTAATATATTTAGAGATTTTACTTATTTTAACAATTCATCAAATTTTCCAAATCTTAGTCTATGATCTGTCGGAGATGGGGGGTAGTTTTTGTTCGTAAATTTTTATTATCTTATTTTTTCACAAATTACATCGCCTTCTGGTTCATAAAAAACATTTTATGTTTGAGGTTCGGATACCTTAGTTTTTTTTGTCGATGCCTGCAATTCAAGTCTTTGTTGTTGAGTAATTAACGTCTTTAGTAGTTTTTCCTTATTCGGATCATTTAACGCTTTCAATCTAGCAATTCTCACATTCAATGTAGATATATTTGGATTGGCCGTTGCAAAAGAATCTATATCTTCACCAATTTTTTCTCTTGCATTATCCGTTTGTATTTTCATAATCTCCCTCTGTCGGCTTTCGGTATCCGTGCGGCGGCCAGGTCTTACTCTAGAAATCGCTTCAGTTACTTTTTTTTTAGGAACTTCACTATGAGAAGTTGATGCAAAATCACGTATTTTCTTTTCACTCATAGTATCAACAATTTTAATAACTTCAGCACTTGCTTCAGATCTTGGTGTGTCGCCACGCTTTACTGAGAGAGCAAGTCCAAAAAGTTTTTGCTGTTGCTCACTTTCCGCCTTCTCACATAAGTATCCATATTCTTCATAGAGTTCTTCAGTAGTCGAATCAGAAAGATCATATCCTTCACTAATCAAGTACTCAACCCATTCTTTAAATTGTTTAGTTCCCCTTGTGAAAAAACTTTTCAATGCCTTTCCAGCACCTGAACCAAGTTGTTGTGCAACAGATCCACCTTTCTTTTTAGTTTCCATTGCTTTCTTATGACCTTCCCAAGCAGAAAGTCCAACTCTAGCAACAGTATCGGCAGCACCTTTTGCGATATTACCAACAGTTTTTTTTGCTTCGGGTGATGTTGCTCTTGCAATTGCCGACTTCGCTGTTTGACGAATTTTTTCTTGTCCGGCAGGCCTAGATTTTTCGGATGAAGGTGCTTGAGTTTTTTTTGCGGTATCTACTGCCTGTTTTGCTTTATCTGCATCTATTGCTTTTCCAATATCTTTTTTCTTAATAGTTCCGGAGCGAGGTGCTGATTGCATTTTAGAAGTAGTTCCACCCTTTTCAACTGCTGCTTTTGTTGTTTTTCCTGGTGCTGCTTTTCTAGAAATTCCTAATTGTTTTCCAGTTGCAGGAGATTTTTTCTTTCCAATTAAAGTTCTAGATTCACTTAAGAAATATTCTTCAGCAAGATCAAAAACAAATTCAGTGAATTTTTCTTCCCCAAGTTCTTCAATAACACTATAAACTCCATTCTCATTTAGTCCGCAGTTACAGAAAAACTCAGTAGCAATATCTACTGCCTCATTAAGATAGTCTTCATTAAGTTCAAATGCTTCTAATATTGTACCACCAAGAATGTCATTTTTTTCACTAAAGGTTGGATTAATAACAACAATTTTATCTTTATAATTATTTACAGGTTTTTCTTTTATTTGCTTTTCCTTTCTTGAAGCAATTTCATCAGAAACATTAGAAACTACTTCCTTAAGATCTTCTCTCCAATTTGAAAATTCTTCACTTACACCATAAGTTTTCAATTTCTTTTTAGAAGTTCTTGATGCAATAGCGCCTCCAATTGCACTTCTCCTTTTTTTAAGGTATCCATCAGTTTTATTTACCTTACCATCATTATTAATATCAGAGTCTTCTTGACCTACTGGATCTAATCCTTTGCTAGAATTGGAATAAGAAACTTTATTTGAACTTATTTCAACAGAACTAATTGTCGGTTTACTTCTTAATTGAGAGATTTCACCATAAGGTACATTCCTCCTATCAATTGTACCATTTTTATAATTTATAGTTACTTTCACCATTCTTGTAGAAGATTCTTCAGACACAGAAGTTACTGATCCACCTCTAATGCCAAGTTTTTCTTTCGCGGTATTAATTACTTCTGCACCATAGTTAGTTTTTGAGGTTCTCAGTTCAAATGCTTTTTCAGCAGGAACTTTCTTTTCTTTCATTATATGACGAACATCATAAACTACTTGACGAACTTTTTTCTCAAAAGAGTCAACATCTCCGTCACCATCAATATCTGAAGAAGATTTGGATTTTGCTGGAGTAGATGCCCCAGGTTTCCCTAATTGAGGAGTAAAAACTTCTTCAAGATATACTTGATGTAAATCGGTCGTGATATGAGATAGCATTTTCTTATGTTCTTTTTACTTTATACTTATTTATGAATTTTTTAATACTAAAATTATCAATTGCCTTAGTATCGGAAACTGACATAACATATTTGCGTAGAGCGTCAGTTCCAACTTCTCTTTGATTTGCGGGAACTCCAGATTTATTCGTCCATTCCACAACATCTCTAATCCAAGGTTTAAACATCACATTATCTTCCGTAACACAGATAAGATAATTTGTTCCTCTACGAATAATCTTTCCAGTTAAACCAGTATTGGGATTTTCCACCCAATCCCCCTCATTGAATATTTCTCCACGAACATACTTATCTCGTAATTGTTTTTCAAACTCTTCTGCAACTTGGTGTGATGGTGGGACAAGTGGTGAAAGTTTAGATCTATCTTGATCACGATCTCTTTTTCCAATTCTTTGATTTTGATTGGAAAATTTTAAAGCAACTGTTCCTCCAGAAGTAACTTTTGATTTTGCAATAAATTCGCCAGTTACACTATCGTGATAATCACCATGACCATTGGGAACTAATCTTCCACCACTAGGAAGACGAACTCTTTTTGCATTAAAGACAGCAAGATTTTTATTCTTGTCAACAAACTCAGACAAGGTATTATTTGCTTCTTGAATGAATTGAGAGAACTTTTTCATATGTAGTTAGATATAATTATATTTATTTGTTCTAATTTTTTTGAAAATTTATGCTATAAAAAAATAGGACAGTTTAAAAACTATCCTATTGCATTATATTTAGATCATTTTATTTCACAAATCTCCTTCTACACGATTTTCACTTCGAAATACATCAAAAGTTCCTTCTGGGTAACGAGCACTCAATTTTTCATAGTTCATTTGTAGAACCTCCTCAAAAGTAGTATCAAGAGCCATACATGCTTGTGCAATGTACCAACAAATATCACCCAATTCTCGTTTTAGGTGAAAGACATTATTTTCATTATAAGGTTTACCCTGCAAGAAGATTTTTTTAATAACTTCAGTGAACTCTCCCGCTTCTGCACTGATACCAAAAGCAGCAGTCATAAGACGAGGAACATCAGCGTTAGCAGATACCTCAAGCTCTGTTAGTCGTGTAAGAAGTGCTGCGAAGTCACTGCTTGCAGGACTTGTAGTCTGACGAACAAATTCAATATATTTGTTTGTATCAATTACTTGTGTCATATTAGTATTTAAATTGTCCAAATTTTTCTTTTAGTGATGAATTTTTAGTTTCTTCGTAATTATACTCTTCTTCTTTACCAGAGTCAAGTATATCTTTCTGAGCACTTTGTTCTACATCATAAAGTCTCATTTTTGCCCTATCTATTCCAACAACAAATCTTTTATATAGTGTTGGGTCATTATACCGATTTTTAAGTTGTTTAACCATAATTTGCCCAAGTTCTTCAAGTTCTTCAGTACTAATCAGAGCAAACATAAGGTCAGCAGTCGCAGGAAGACCGAAAGATTCTGAAGTATCCGTTAGTTCAACATCAGATGATCCAAAACCGGATCTGGTAGTCTGTGTTGCACTGACAATAGGAATATTAAATTCCACAGCAAGACCACGAAGTTCTTCCGCAATAGACTTAACTAGTGTATAGGAATTTATATTACTCCCACCTTTAAATCTAGACGAGGAGCAAATATTCAAATAATCAATAAAGATAATATCAGGTTTAAATGATTTCTTGAGAGCAAGTTCATTAATTAATCCCTTAAAATGACCAGAGTGAGCAGAAGCAGTAGGATACTCTTTGATGATCAAAGTACCTTGAGTTTTTTTAGCAATACTATTAACTTTAGATTCAAATACACTTTTAGGAAGTTCTGCAATATCTTGAATATTGACATTTAAGAGATTTGCATCAATTCTTTCAGCAATTTTTTCTTCCGACATTTCAAGCGTAATGTACAGAACATTTTTACCTTGTAGAAGAACTGATGCTGCCACGTGACACATAAACAAACTTTTTCCAGCTCCTGTTCCAGCTAAACAAATATTAAGAGTTTTGTTGGGGAGACCGCCTTTGGTGATTTTGTTAAAATACTCAAGATCAAATTCAATTTTATCCTCCTTTCTTCTATAAGATTCATAACGTTCTTCATAATCCTGAAGATAATCGTGTCCAACGTGATTATCAAAACTTACTGCAAGAGCATCGGAAAGAATTGATGGAATTGAATCACGATTTTTCTTACCATCACCACCATCCGC